CCACCGATGCCAGCACCAATGCCAGTGCCAATACCTGGGATGACGCTGCCCAATTGAGCGCCAGCCAGTGCGCCACCCAAAGCGCCAGCGCCTACGTTCTGGCTGTATGGAGTGGTGGCAATCTGGCCAAGGTTCGCAGGCTGCGCACCCAGGCTCGACTGCACCACGCCAAGGCGTTGCAGGCCGATGTTGCGGATTGCGTCCATTTGCTGCTGCTCCAGTGCCTGACGCGCACCGCCTGCACCCATGACAGCCTGTGCACCGCCAAGGCGCAAAGCCTGCTGCTGTGCGGCCAAGCTGCCGAGTTGACCAGCACCGCCAAGGCGCAACTGCGCACCCTGCAAGCCTGCTGTCTGGTTGGCCGCTTGCGCCTGCTGCTGACGCGCCAAGTCAGCCGCCTGCAACTGCACAGCCTGGTTGAATGCTTGCTCGTTCAAGGTTGTGCCAAGGTTCGCGGCTTGCTTGGCAAACCCTTGGTTTGTCAAAGCCTCTGCGACACCTTGGCGTGAGCCGCCAAATGCACGCGCCTGTGTGGCACGCTCACCCGTTTGCTGGATGGCCGCACGCCGTGCAGACTCCAGATCACCCAAGGCGTTTTCACGCACCATCTGGGTGTAGGGGTTCATGTAACTGCCAATGGAGCCAGGGCCAGTCATGCCAAGGTTGGCTTGCAATGCTTGCTGCTGCATGGGCTGATAAGCGCCACCAGCCGCAGCCATCTGCGCGGCCAGGTCGGTGCCAGCGATGCCGGGGCCAGCCAAGGCTGTGTTGACCAAAGCCTCTTCACCGGCCTGGTACATGGGGTTGAGGCCAGCAAACTGCTGCACAGGCAAAGAGCCTGCAACATTTCGCGCATTGGCAAAGTTGGCGAGGAATGCCTGCTTGATGTCTGGATCGACTCCAGTGGTGGATGTGGTGCTGCCGCCTTTTGACATTTCGCTCTCCTTTAACCGAGTAAAGATTTCATTTTTTTGGCAGGGATCTTGCCTTCATTGATCATGTCGAGCAATCCCGCACCGTACTTCTTGACCGATGATTTTTTGATGACGTATTCGCCAAGGTCCAACATGCCAGCGCCATCATCTGGGCCTGGTGGGTTAGGGCCAGACACACGGTCAATCAAGCCGCCTTTGGCCCAGCCTGCATTGTTGCCACTGTCTGGTCCGCCTTCGCCTTGGTTGCTCATGCCAGTGCCTTGGCCGGTGCCTGTAGCACCAGATCCTGTGCTTGCGCCAGCATCTCCGCCAGCGCCGCCATCATTGACTGGCACCGCGATGCCGGTCACTGGATCAATTTTTTCATCCAGCAGCACGTTGTACACGCCTGGGTTGTAGCCGCCCAAGGCCGTGTTGGCCAGGCTTTCGGCATACGGGTTTGTGGATGGCTGCATCTGGTCCATGATCAGGCCGTAGGGGCTGGCAGCGCCAGCGTATTGCGCACCTGGGGCAATGGATTGATAGCGTGCCAAGTTGCTTTCAAGTGCAGCCTGAGGAAGTGCTTGCTGCGCCGCTGAAATGCCCGAACTCAAGAAAGGCACATCAAATTGTGGCAGCGCCCGATTGATTTCTTGGGCCGAATAACCGCTGGCCAAGAATCTTTGAAGGTCTGCCTGAGCCTGCGGGTCTGTTCTGCCCTCATTGGCCGCATACCAGTTGCGGATCTCTTGGGCGCGTGCGTCAGCACCGCCAGGCAGTTGCGATGCAATGGAGGTGTAAGGCTGCGCCAATGGCTGCATTGGCTGCGCAGCAACAGGCGCAAATGGCGTCTGCTGCGCCACCTCAGCAATGGCTGTGCGCATGGCGTTTTGCAGGTCGTTCAAGCCCCAATTGGGGACAGCAGCATTGATTTCGCGTGCGGTGTAGCCGCTTGTGGCCAAGAAACGATTTAGGTCGCGTTGAGCTTCTGAGTCCGTGCGGCCCACGTTGGAGTTGTACCACTGCTGAATGCCTTGGATTCTGGATTGGGCAGGTGTAACAGCCGGTGCGGCTGGTCCACCAGTCCCTGTGGTCGTGGTGCCAAGCAGACCGCCAGATGCTGGTGCGTTTCCAAGGCCGGTGGCTCTTGGGGCAGTGCCGCCACCAGCGACAGTGCCGCCCGTTGGCACAGGAGCATCGCTCCAAGGCCGGAAGTCTCCGGGGGCCACGCCAGCCTGGGCGTACATATCTTCCCTGCGCGATGCCCGGTTAATCTGCTCTTGCGCTTGGGCCAGCAGCCGTGGGTCGTTTTTGGGGTCTGTGATGCCTTGGCTGGCAAACACATCAGCCAGAGTGCCTTGGCCCAGCGGGTTTGGCTGCTCTGCTTGCCACGCAATGAATTCACGCTGCTCTGCCGCTGCTCGGGCGGTGGCGTAATCGTCAACACTGCCATACTGAGGCAATGCTGCCGCCAATTCAGCAGGCGAGTACTTGACCAAGATGGCATCCAATGCGTCTTGTGTCTGTGGACCTGCTGCGATCTCTGCCTGTATCTGTGCTGCTGTTGCCATCACAACTCCTTTGCAAGTACAGACCACTGTGGCCTGTACCCTTCGTCTTGTAAAAATGTCTTTGACCAGCCCCTGCGGCCTGCCAAAGTCACCCTGGTGCACCCCACTGACTTGCCCCAGGATTCGATCATTGGCCGCATCCTTGAAAGTTCATCGAGGTCGCCACCAGCCAAGAAGTAATGCAAATTCTTCAGCCGTGGATAGACAATGATCTCAGTCAGCACAATGGACTCTGTGGCCGGCCACACTTGCAGCCTGCTGTCCTTCACCATCTCAACGACATCATCGAAATGGTGTGTGCCTCCAGAGTATTCTAATGCCGCCTCCACATGCTGGCGCAGTCGCTCCAGATGCTCCAGGTCACTCATCTCTTGCCCATGGGCACAGCGTCCAGCCGCATCGTGCCAATGCGCCAGTCGGCCAGCACAGCCCCTGTCACCTTCACATTGACCTGCCTGCCCGAAAAGCGCACGCTGGTGGGGTTGGCCGCCGAGTAGGGGCCGAATGAGGACTGCGTACCCGTGGGGTACATCCGGCTGGTGAACGACACCTCGGCCTGGCCCAATGTCTGCTCATCCGGAATGACCTCACGCACGCTCATCACGTTGTCGCCATTGCCAAGCTGGATCGGCCCGGACTCTGCGAACACTGATGCGCCATCGTAGGAATAGCCCACCTCATGCTCGTACACATACCCGTCTGTGGACACCATCAATGGATACGTGAACACACCAGCATCAACCCCAGCAGTGCGTGCAATTTCTCCAATGCTCCAGTGGTTCTCACGATAGTTGAACGTCACATAGCTGTCGTTTTCGTTGCTTGATCCACTTGGGTAAAACCACCAGATTTCACCAAACTTACTGTTGTGGACGCAGTAAATTTTGGACGCCTGGGCCAAATTGATGTCTTTGAAAATAAAGTCGCTCACATCACTTGGCAGTGGCTTGACATAACCGTCATAAATCCAAAAGCCAGCCTTGCTCATCCAAATGGCCGCAGTGTCAATGGCCGCCACCGCTTGGGCCGAGATCAGGCCGCAGCCGCTTGCGGCCTTCTCGAAACCATACACAAATGGGGCGCCAACATATTGCGCGGTGTGGACGTCCACATCGGTGAACAGCAGGTTCACACCCTTGACCCGCTTGCCAGCCAGCAGTGAGCCTGGGGTCGCCAAGTCATAGTCGCCAGCCAAGTTGTCGGTGCCAGGTGACCAGATCGTGTTGTCCTCTTGGTCGCACCACTGCACCTTGCGAGGATTGCCACCAGCGCCGAGTGCAAACAGGATGCGCTCTTGAGTCACCAGCAAAGCCTTGTTCCCGGTTGGCGCGTTTGTAATGGCCGCAGCCAATGTGGGTGTCGAAAAACCAAGCTGCCACTCGTACAGCTTGCCATCGGCATTGGAGCAACCCACCAAATACTCGCCCCAATTGTCGAGGCTCCATGTGGTCGCTGGAATTGGCACGCCAGTATCCGGCCTAGCCACACCATATGCGAACGCGCCATACACGTTGTTGCCGTATCCAGTCAGTGTGGTTGAGCTTGCGGCACCCGCAGTGAAGCCCGTTGGCGTGATGTTCTTGAGCGTACCCGCTTCATTCATAACATACAAATGCGTGTGTGTTCCCGCTGCGATCCAGCGGTTGCTTCCGTTGTCGCGCCAGGTCAGCAGCCCTCTGCACATTCCAGACATTTGCGAGTTGGCTCTCTTGCGCCATCCGCCGATAGGGCGCAGCGTGTTCTCATACCAGCGCACCAGGTTGGCGTTGTTCCAGCGGCCAGCAGCTTGATATTCTGTGCCGTTTTTGTAGACGCCTGGGGGAAGTTTCAATGGGATATACATGGTCACACCGTTGGTAGGTTGGAGACAAACGACACCGTGACAATCGCAGATGGAATTGCTGGCCGTGTCGGGCTTGTGCTGGTGCCGTATTGCTCGAGGCTTACGCCGACATCGGTCACGCGCCACATGATCTCAATGTAGTCAGTGGCCACCATGCTTGCAAAGAAGTTCATGGCAGCCACCGTGTGGCTTGGGTCGCCAGATGATTTTCGTGCAGGCAAATGGAATCGACTGTTTGAGTTGTCGATGTTGGTGCCGTTCTTGCGAAACCAGATGTCCACATCCTGGCCATCGTTGGTGGTGTTCTTGAACTGCAAAGAAAACTGAATGTTCCACAGTCCATCCACAGCCACCGTAATCCGCGAGTCGCTGGCAATGGTGATGCCGTTGGAAAAGTCTGTGGTGTTGAACTTGACCGCATAGGCAGTGGTCGTGCTGGCAGCAGTCTGGTCTGTCGAATCCTGAAACGCGCCATGTGGAGCGTTCAAGTATTTCCCACCCATTGGTCCAAAAAGCGCACCCAAAACAGAGGTGAGTTTTTTGAAGTAAATGTTTAAAGCGCCATCATTCTCAATGAAGTGTCGGCGCTCATAAACCTCCGTGGCAAAGCCAAGGCTTGGTATTGATGGGGTTTCGAGTTGCTGCTTGACGTTGGCCATGGTGCAATTATTCCACCTTTACCCGCCCAGCACCTCAATGGCATGGGTGGTGTGCTTGATGCGGTCATCCAACCCAATCGTGCCGCCGTTGATTTTCTTTGTGAGAGCCAAGTGGCTGCCAGCTTCGGCCAAAGCATTTAGCTTCTGGGTGTCCCAAAACCACCCAGCAGTCATGGCAGCGTATTGAGGTGTGGACACCAAGTCAGGCTCCATGATGAAGTCGACACCCAGAGCCTGCCCTGCATGGTGGTAATTTGCAGATCCTGTCAACTGGATGCAGCCACGACCACGAAAACGATACCCATCACCAGAAGCCTCGTCCCGATTGCCCATGCGGTTTCCGTAAATGCGGTTTGCAATTTTCTTTGGTTGTCGTTCATATGCAGCAGCCTCTTCAGGCGTAAATCCCCATGCACGCCGCTGCGTTCTGGGAAACAGTTTGAGCAGCGTTGCCGCCCTGTAGTTGAGGTTCTCCTCCAGCACCCTGAAGTTGCCACTCTCATGGCCACACTGGCCGATGAAGGCCGCTTGTTGGCGCGGGGTCAGGATATTGAATCGCTCAAAGGTGGCGTTCAGCGCATCAACCCAATGAGGGCCAATGTGCAGCTTTTGGAGTTGTTCAGCGTTGACCATTGATGATGTTCCTCATGTTGTCGTATGCGTCAATGCAAGCGTTCAGTTGGTTAATCGCCTTGTCTCCATCGGCTGCAATCTGCGCAATCAGTTCGAGGGTTTGGCGCTCGGATTCGCTGGGACCAGGATCTGTGTCAGGCGTTGTGTCAGGTTGGCCTGGCGCTTGGTTGCTATTTCTTGCGACAACGGTGGCACTTGGGCTGGCTTGTGAACAACTGGCGGAGGGGAAGCGCACCCTGCCAGCACGAATGGCAGCGTTAAGATCAGTTTGTTTTTTGCTGATGACATCGTTGGCCTTTCTGAGTTCGGTTTCTTTGTCGGCGACAGCCTTGGCCATCTCCTGCTCTTTGGATCGCGCCTCTTCGTTCTTTCTGGCAATCTCGATCTGCATTTCTGCGTCACGGTCATCCCAGCCGTTGCTGTAGCCGTATTTGTAGAAGCCACCTAAAACCAGCAAGGCCGCAAGCGCCACCGTTGGGTAAAGTGCCAATGGGTTCATTCGGCCTCCCTGCGAGCTTCGGCGATCTCGGCACGGGCCTCATCATCTTCCAAATGATCTGGCGGTGTGGTCGGTGGTGGGCCTGGTGTCCAAGACTCATCAAGCTCTGGGTTCTTCCACACCGGCATCGCACCAAAAGGCTGGCTTGGCAGGCCATAGGAGGACTGTGGAGGGGCATAACTGCTGTGGTTGTAGCCACCCATCATGGGCTGGCACATCGGCTGATGTGTGGGCTGTGGCGTAAATGCCTTGGCCGCTGTTGATACAGCACGCTTGCCGATGACACCACCGATGCCGCCAACGATGAGCAGCACAATGTCGTTGAGCATCTTGGTGTACGCCTGATCGATTGGGGCCATCGACTTGATCGGCTGGGTGACAAACGTCACCGAATACAGCAAGGCTGTCACGATG